TTAAATGGCCAACGATGTGGCCATTTGTTTATCAGGTATCGAGATTCTTTTATGTGCTGCTGATGCAAAGTGCTCATCAGTGACCTGAAGGTAGTGTTTGGCCGCTACGGGTTGGCTGTTGCCGATCCAGGCACAGACGACGTGCAGTGGGTACATCTCGGCCAACTCCGTCTCACGTGTGGATCGCAGGTTCTGGAACAGTTTGGGCCAAGGTTTGATCTTGGCCCGTCCGATGATTCTGCACATCTGTGTCCGCAGGTTGGCCGTCGTGTCTCTGAAGAGTGTGATCACGAACTTGGCATTCGGCTCTGCCTGCTCGTAGACTTCCTCCAGGTAGGGGACCAACTCTGGGAACATGGGAATCATGCGGAATTCACCGCCGACATGATGTTCTGTCTTGGGACTGCGAACCTTGATGCGACGATGCTTCCAGTCCACGTCTTCCCATCGCATAGCCAGGTGTTCGGAAGGGCAGCGTAACCCGCCGAAGCGTGAGAGGGCAAAGATCAATTGCCACTGCGCATCGGGGCAGCTATTGAGAATCGTTTGGGCCTGATCTCGCGTGACAAAATACATCCGGGAATGATTGGGTTGCACCAGTGTCTTCAAACCTGCAAATGGATTTTCCTGAATCATCCTCTTGCGTTTGGCCACGTTGAAAAATTGCTTGGCCAGGCCGCTGCGTCTGCGGATGGTGTTTTCCGAAAGCTTCTGTTTGACCAGTGACAGCCGCCATTCATCCGCATCTCCGGGCGTGATATCGCGTAGTGGTTTGTCAGGCCCAAAGAAGTCGACGAGATTGCGACGCGCATGGCCATAGACTAGATGTGTGCCGGGCTTGGCATCGCTGCGAGATGCGATGTATGCATCCAGGAAAGGCTTGAGTCGAAGTGTTTCCTGTTGGGCAATCAGGCCGACGGCGGCGAGTTTCTCAGCCATGACCACATCCAGGTTGGCCACCCAGCGCGCGGTTTCGTCATCGAGTGCGTGGCCGGTCAGTGACGCGGAGATCAGATTCTCCACGCGTACCTTGGTGGCTTCAGCAGCGCGTTGTGTGACCTTACCCAGGCGTAACGATTTGCGTGTGCCAGATGGATCGGTGAATTGAATGAGTCGTCGGCCGTTGGCCTGTTTGGTGATACTTGCCATGTTTCCTCCTATGTTTGGGTTGGCAAAAAAGTGTTCGTGTCGTGACACACTGAGCCTCACTATTTGCCTTAAATCAAGTGGTTTTTTGCAGTGTGTGGCAGATTTAAATTGTCGGGTTTTGCACTGGATTTCTGCGTGTTGATCCATGCTTTGAGATCTGCCACATCGTAGCGCACCAGCCGTCCGATTCGCAGGCATGGCAACGCGCCAGAGTCGGTGATCGTCCAGAGCAGACGCGGCGAGATGGCCAACATGTCGGCAGCCTCATTGGGCTTGAGCAAGAGGCGTGGGAGAGGTATCTCTTCGATCATGCCAACACCTCGCAGTCCAAATCCCAAGCGGTGAATTTGCGGTGAAGTTCAGCAATGACCATATCCACGGTGTGCCAACCGCATGCCATGTCCTGGGCAATTCGGGCGCGGGTATAACCCTTGGCCAGTTCCAGGCAGATGTGGCGCTGGCGTGCGGACAGATCGTTCCAGATGCCGGCCAGTTCCGTCGAGAGGCAGTCGGTGACTTCCTCGGTACTGAACTGGCGGACCTGGGGTGCGTAACGTTCAAGCCGACCGGCATAGCGTTTCTCTGCTCGCTTGCGCTTGGTCAGTTGATAATCGATGACGGTGGTCAGTGCCGTGCGTTCCTCTGCGCCCGTGTGGTGATTTGGATCGTACGTGTAGTCCAGCAGCACCAGGATGAGGTCCTGGAGGATGTCGTCCATTTCATGAGATCGGAATCCGGCCATGCGAGCGCGGTCGATGATCAGGTTCACTTTCCATTGTGCAATCACGCCGTGGTACTGCGGCGTCAGCCGATGAGCCATGGGTTGCCTTTCGCAGAAAACAAAGTCTCGGTTCGAGTCGCTCCCGAACCTGCACCTTGAGTTTGCGGTAAGCCCCTGCATCACATCTATCAGGGATGACCTTGTGCCATGCAATCCATATGGGCGCCCACCTTGTGCCCACATTGCCTGCAAGGTTGTGAGGTAGTCATCCATATGGATGGCAATGTGATTTTCAGTTTTTTTGGCTAAAACGAGCGAACTCGGGTGTTCGGCGGGTAATAACTTTATGGGGGCGAGTGTTTTTTCGTCACGAACATAGGAGACCGATATGCCGCAGGTGTTTGAGGATGTTGACATTGACTTACGGGTATTAAGTGTGGAACCGGCAGATGTTTACCACGCCCAAGCAAGCCAGAACCTCTCAAGTCATCAACTCATTGACTTCATGAAAAGCCCTTGGCTGTACCGGAAAAAGCAGTTGGGCTTGCTGCCAAGGAAGGAAAGTGAGGCCTTTTTGGTGGGGCGTGCGACACATTGCCGCATTCTTGAAGGCCGTCATGCCTACGAGGCACAATTTGCCCTCGGTGGCCCCATCAACCCCAAGACGAAGAAGCCCTTTGGCAAGGACACCCAAGCCTTCCGGGGGTGGGCCAAGGCGCAAGGCCTTCCGGGGGTTCATTACGACGACGTGGACCTGATCGAGAATCTGGCCAGCGGCGTGAGCATGAATGATGAGGCCGTCGACCTGTTGCTCTATGGCCGATCCGAGGGCGTGGTCCGCGCGACGTACTGTGATGCACCTTGTCAGATCCGAATCGACTGGCTGCATCCGCACCGTGGGATTGTGGACCTCAAGACCTGCAAGGACCTGTCTGAATTCGAGTCGGATGCCGTGAAATACCACTATTCCAACCAACTGGCGTTTTACCGATCCATCCTCAGCAAGGAGATCGGTTACATGGTGCCGGTGTACATCGTCGCTGTGGAAAAGAAAGAACCGTACCGATGTGGCGTCTGGCAATTGTCCGAAGATTCACTGGACCGTGCCCGCCAGGAAAACGCAGCAGCCATCAAGCGACTCAACGCTTACAAACTCGTCGACCACTGGCCCACCGGCTACGAATCCATCCGCATGCTCAAAGCCTCATAACTCATCCAACCTTCCCGTCTCAACCACAGAGGCACAGAGCCGGGAAAGGAGAAAGAAGGCTTGTTTTTCAGTCTCTGTGCCTCTGTGTCTCTGTGGTTAAGACTCTCAGGCCTGACGACAGAAGCGTTTTTCAAAACACATATTCAGGAGTTTGATTCATGTCCCTACTGCAACAAATCCACACCGGCAAACGCCAATCCCCACCACGTATTGTGCTCTACGGCACCGAGGGCATCGGCAAATCCACCACGGCAGCGCAGGCACCGAGCCCCATCTTCATCCAAACCGAAGACGGTCTGGATCAGATCGATTGTGCGAGTTTTCCGCTGGCCAGCACGTATGACGACGTCATCAACGCCATTGATTCATTGATCAAGGACGAGCATGACTACCAGACCGTCATCATCGATTCGCTTGACTGGCTTGAGCGTTTGATCTGGGATCGGCTGTGCAAGGACTACGGTGTCAACAGCATCGAGAAGGTCGACGGTGGCTATGCCCGTGGCTACACGCATGCGTTGACGTTGTGGCGTATGTTGCTGTCCGGTTTGGACACACTACGCACCCGGCGCGGCATGTGCATCATCCTGTTGGCACACGCCAAGGTAGAAACCTTCTCCGATCCGGAAGTCGGTGCGTATGACCGGTTTTCCCCACGCTTACATAAGCATGCCAACGCGGTGATCACCGAGTGGGCCGATGCCGTGTTGTTTGCCACACGCAAGATCATCACCAAAACCGAAGACGCCGGTTTCAATCGCAACCGTACCTTGGCCTCCGGCTTGGGTAAGGATGGTGGCGAGCGCGTCATGCGTTGTGTCGGCAGTCCGGCCTGCATTGCCAAGAACCGTTACGGCTTGCCGATTGAACTGCCGCTGTCCTGGTACGCCCTGATGGAAGCGATGGTCCAGGCCGACACACCCACATCGAATCAGACCACCGATCTGAAGCATTAACCCACAAGACACAGCGTTTTTTGTCAACAACCCATTTTTCATCAATGGAGGAATATCCCTATGGCCAATCTCAATGGCTTCAATGCAAATGATGTCGAACCCAACTCGACATTCGAACCGATCCCGGCTGGTAAATATCTGGCTGCAATCACCGCATCGGAAACCAAGCCTACAAAATCCGGGGGCGGCAGCTACCTGGAGCTGACGTTCACCATCCTGGACGGTGAATACAAAGGCCGGCAACAGTGGGCCCGCCTGAACCTGGACAATCCCAACGCTACCGCAGTCAAGATTGCCCGTGGCGATCTGTCGGCGATTTGCCGCGCGGTCAATGTGATGCAACCGCGTGACAGCGTTGATCTGCACAACCTGCCGTTGGTCATCAACGTCAAGCTCAAAAAACGTGAGGACAGTGGTGAATTGACCAATGAAATCAAGGGATTCGAGCCCAAGCAATCCCCAAGCACCACCAGCAACCAAGCACCTTCCCAGCAAACGTCGGCGTCCAATGCGTCCGCACCATGGAAACGATGAGGAGGTGTCACATGGAATTAGTCTTGCCATACCCACCCTCGGTCAATCATTACTGGCGGCATTTTAAGGGGCGAACACTCATCAGTCGTGAAGGTCGCGCCTATCGCCAGCAGGTCATGACACAGTGCCAGGGCTTCGGCGGCCAACCCCCACGGGATGGTCGCCTGGCCCTGGCAATGGATGCGTTCCCACCGGATCGGAGGCGTCGCGATCTGGACAACATCCAGAAGGCCTCGCTCGATGCGATGCAACACGCGGGGATTTTTGAGGACGACAGCCAGATCGATCAGTTGATCGTACAGCGTCGTCTCCCGATTCCCGGTGGCCAACTCGTCGTGCGAATCGCTTCATATCCACTCCATCGTTGCCCGCTGTGTGGTGGCCCGATGTCCAGCCTTGAAAGTGAATATCTCAATGACAACTGAAACCCAGACACTCAAGCTCGATCAGATTCGCATCGATGGTGGCACGCAACCCCGTGTGGCCATTGATGAAGATGTGGTGGCTGAATACGCAGACTCGTACACCAACGGTATTGAATTACCGTCGGTGACCGTCTTCCATGATGGTTCAACCTACTGGTTAGCTGATGGCTTCCATCGCTATTGGGCCAGTAAACGAATCAATTGTGAAATGATCGCGGTTGATCTCCACCAGGGGACTCGGCGTGATGCGATTCTTTATTCCGTCGGTGCCAATGCGTCACACGGTTTGCGTCGGACCAACGACGACAAACGCAAGGCCATTCAAACACTGCTTGAAGATGAAGAATGGTGTCAATGGTCCAACAGCGCGATAGCCAAGCAATGTGGTGTGAGCGATAAGACCGTTGGCAACACAAGAAAAATTCATACTTCGGAAATTCCGAAGTATGAAAAAAGTGAAAAAGGTGAGCGAACTTTTATCCACCATCGCACCGGTAAGCCCAGCAAAATGAAAACGGGCAAAATCGGTCGTCCTGAACCCCCCGAAAAAACAACATCCCCATCCCCAGCTTTTGCCAAAGACGCTTACCGTCCCAAAGCGAGTCACAGTGAATACAGCCCCGTTCCCATGCGGACGGTGTCATTGCCTTTGAACAATCCCCAACTCGCTGCCCGGTGCATGATCAGCCTTTACGGCCAAACGTACATGCGCCAACTGGCAGACGAAGTCATTCGAATCATCTCTCACACGGAAGGAACTATCCATGATTGCAACCCTCAACAATAACGCCATGAACCAGGTCAAGACCACCTACATGAACATCACGCCGGATGTCGCAAGCCAGTGGCTTGAAGGTAATGTGCGCAACCGGCGCATCGACCAGCGGCACGTCGACATCCTGGCCCAGGACATGGCTGCCGGCAAGTGGCGTCTGACCCATCAAGGTATCGCCTTCAATGATCAGGGCATGCTGGTCGATGGCCAGCACCGACTCTGGGCCATCCTCCAGTGCGGTTGCACCATCAGCATGGCCGTGTCCTTCGGCCTGTCGACCGAAAGCATCGATGCCATCGACGGTGTCAAGGCTCGCACGGCCGTGGACCGCATGACCCTCAGCGGCGCGTTCGGGACCGAGGGCGTGACCTCTTATCACGCTGCCACCCTGCGTGAAATGGTGCGTGGCATGAGCAATGGCCGGAAATTGCCCTATCACAAAGAAGTTGATCTGATGATCCATCATGTCGATGCCGTGCGTTTTGCTACAGCCCATGTCTCCACCAAGGCCAAGGGCATTGCTGTGGCTTACGTGCGAGCCGTGATTGCGCGAGCCTGGTATTCCATCGATCATGACCAATTGACCGTGTTTTGCCGTGTGCTGTCCACGGGCATGCCTGAAACCGCCTGCGATGCGACCATCATCAAGCTGCGTGATCAACTCATGGCAGCTGGCGGGGTTCGTAATAGAACCATCCAAAAAGAGCTTTATGGCAAGGTCGAACGCGTCCTTCTGCACTGGCTCAACGGCAAAACCCGTTCGGTTCTGCGCCCGGTGACGGCTGAACAATTCATGTTGCCCGAGGAGGTGGTGGATTGACACAGGCATGTGAACAACAACCTGTGATCCAGCTCCGGCCTTATCAGTCTGAAGCGATCGATGCGGTGTATGAGCATCTGCGATGTCGGGATGACAACCCCTGCGTTGTCATCCCGACAGCAGGGGGCAAGACGCCAATCATGGCAACCATTTGCCGAGATGCGGTTACGCGATGGGATGGTCGTGTGCTCATCCTGGCTCATGTCAAGGAATTGATCGAGCAGGCCGTGGACAAACTGCATGCCATGGCACCCGATCTGTGGCACCAGATCGGGTGCTACTCGGCTGGGCTCAAGAGCCGGGACACCGACCACGCCATCATCGTGGCTGGTATTCAAAGTGTCTATCGCAAAGCAGCGGAACTGGACAGATTTGATCTGGTGCTCATTGATGAATGTCACATGCTCCCACCTAATGGCGAAGGGATGTATCAGCAGTTCCTTAAGGAGGCCAGGATTGTCAATCCCAACGTCCGGCTCATTGGCTTAACGGCCACGCCGTATCGCATGACCAGCGGGACCATCTGTGGCCCAGCCCCGGAACATCTACTTAACTATGTGTGTTATGAAGTTGGCGTTCGGGAGTTGATTGCCCAAGGCTACCTCTGTCCGCTCAAGACCAAGGCGGGTCGTCGCAAAGCAGACACATCCGAATTGCACATCCGTGCCGGTGAATTCATTGCTGGTGAAGTCGAAGCTTTAATGGATGATGATGGTCTTGTTCATTCGGCTTGCCACGAAATCATCGAACAGACACGTGATCGTCATTCGGTATTGATCTTTGCTGCCAGTGTGCAACATGCCAAGCATGTGCAGCGCGTCCTGGGGGAGTTGGGCTACGAATGCGGATTCGTCTGCGGTGACAGTTCGGGCATCTTCCGTGATGACATTTTGCGTCGATTCAAAGATGGTGACCTCAAGTATCTGGTGAATGTCAATGTGCTGACCACCGGATTCGACGCACCCAACATTGATTGTGTGGCGCTGTTGCGTCCAACCAACTCACCGGGCCTTTACTACCAGATGCTCGGTCGCGGATTCCGTTTGCACCCGGACAAAACCAACTGCCTCGTACTGGACTTCGGTGGCAACATCCTGCGGCATGGTCCAGTGGATGCCTTGCAGATCAAGGAAAAGACTGGTGGTGGTAATGGAGATGCACCAGCTAAGGAATGTCCCAACTGTCAGGCAGTAATCCATGCGTCCTACAGCGTGTGCCCCGATTGTGGTCATGTATTCCCACCGCCGGAGCGTGAAAAACATGACGGCAGCGCCTCGACGGCCGGTGTGTTGACGGGCCAGGTGACTGATTGCGATTACGACGTGGCTGAAGTGTATTACAGCATCCACAGCAAACGCGGCGCGCCGCCGGATCATCCCAAGACACTGCGTGTCGATTACCGATGTGGTTTCAACGAATACCACAGCGAGTGGATCTGTGTGGCGCATCCCAAAGGCAGTTATGCATGGCAAAAGGCAAGCACCTGGTGGCAGGCACGAACAAGTGAACCGATGCCCGACACCGTGGAACAAGCAGTCGAACTGGCTGAAGCCGGTGCGTTGGCCCAACCGCTATCCATCACCGTGCGCTCGGTGACTGGCGAAAAATTCGACCGCATTATCAATTACGAATTGGGTTCAATCCCCACAGCAGTACCCGTCGGCAACGCTCCTGATGAGCCGGATTATGTTTGGCCCGATGACGATGACATTCCCTTTTGAAAGGTTACCCATGCAGACTGCATGTTATAAAAACAACACAATCCATTCTGTTACATCGAAGGACATCATTCTCTATAACGTATTCAAGAATATGATTCCACCGTTGACGGAGGAAGAGCTTGCCGCCCTGGAAGAGAACCTCCTAAGCGATGGCTGTATCGACCCGTTGATCGTGTGGGCCGAACATCACATTCTGCTGGACGGTCACAATCGCAAGGCGATCTGTGATCGGCATGGGATTGACTACAAGGTCCATGCAATCAGTTTACCGGATCGTGAGGCTGCTGCGGATTGGATTGATGCTCATCAGTTGGGGCGTCGCAATCTGACACCGGCTCAGATGAGCCTGCTACGTGGGCGGCGATACAACCGGATGAAAATGAAATGTGGTGGTAACCGACGACATGGCTTTGTCGGTGCTGATAATCATCAACCGAAAACAGCTGACCGGCTTGCTGGGGAATATGGTGTGTCACATGCCACCATTAGTCGCGATGCCCAGTATGCGGATGCAATTGATCGGCTTGGTCTGCAACGTCAGGCGGTGCGGGGCAAATTCCCGGTTTCACGTCAGCAAGTTGTGCAGGCTGCACGAGCATTACCAAAAAATGCAACGGATCGACAAATCAGACAAGCTTGTGAATCGGTCACCCAGCCATGTGCCAATGATGTCTCATATGCCAGCGAATGGTTCACGCCGCCCATCTATGCCCAACGTGCCGCTGATGTGATGGGCCGGATTGATCTTGATCCGGCATCGTGCCATGCAGCCAACCAGGTCGTTAACGCTGCTCAATATTACACCGCCGATGAAGATGGTCTGAATCAACCATGGTTCGGGCGCGTGTTTTTGAATCCTCCGTATACCAGGGCACTGATTCAACCGTTCTGTGAAAAACTGGTTGAGCAATATCGGGCCGGTCATGTCACGCAGGCGGTTGTTCTGGTCAACAGTGCGACGGAAACCCGTTGGTTCCAGGCTTTGATGTCCGTCGCATCGGCAGTGTGTTTTCCGGCAAGACGTGTGCATTTCTGGCATCCGGATAAATCCACCACGCCAATGCAGGGGCAGGCGGTGTTGTATCTCGGCGATAACACCGATGGCTTTACTACAGCGTTCAAAGACATGGGCAATGTCTGTCACATAGCACACTGACTACCCAATATTGCATATCAAATTTACTCATCCTCATGGAGACAAATATTTTTATGTCCGAATCCTTACCCATTGCTCAAAACTACTTGAATACAGGCCTGTCTGTCCTGCCAGCAATCCGTGTGGAAAAACGTCCTGCCATTGGCAAGTGGAAGCAGTATCAGCAGCGATTACCAGTGCCTGCCGAACTTACCTCGTGGCCATTTAATGATTCGCTATGCATCATCTGTGGCACTGTCTCCGACAATCTGGAGATCATCGACTTTGATGGCGGTGGTGAATTGTTCCCCGCATGGATGGATCGCATTGATCCTGATCTGCGTGATCACCTGGTGATCGAATCCACACCATCGGGTGGCATGCATGTGATCTACCGTTGCAATGCTCCCGTGTGTGGCAACATCAAACTGGCCCAGCGCAAAGCTGATGACAAAATCTTGACCCTGATCGAAACCCGTGGAGAAGGTGGGCTGTTCCTGTGTGCGCCGACACCCGGTTATGAGCTGATGCAGGGCGATCTCTGTGAACTACCTATTCTCACAGAATCCCAGCGTGACACGTTGCTGCAAACGGCATGGGAACTCAATGAGTATTGGCCACCTGTGGTCGACGGTGCGAGCACAGGTGCGAATGTCAGCCAGACAATGGCAGAGAATTCAAACATGTGCGGCATATCGTCGAACAATTCGCACATGTGCCAGATGTCTGCGGACAAGGACCAATGTGCGTCGGATAATTCGCATAACGGCCATGGTGCGTCGCACAATACCCACAGGCCCGGTGACGATTTTAACAAGCGCGGTGACGTGCGTGACCTGTTACTCACGCATGGCTGGACATTGGCAGCGCCCGGTGAAAACGAATACTGGTGTCGGCCCGGCAAAGACAGCGGCTGGTCAGCTACGCTCAAGGATCGGGTGTTCTACGTCTTCTCCTCCAACGCCGATCCATTCGAATCCAATCGCGGCTACTCGCCGTTTGCCGTGTATGCGATGCTGGAACATGGTGGGGATTTCACCGCTGCGACCAAGACGCTGGCCATGTTCGGGTTCGGTGACGATCTGGATGCCTTGGACAATTCCGACGTTGATCTGTCCGGTATCCTTGATGGTGATGAGCAGGATGATGTCACATCCACCGTGCCCGATCCTGGCCCCCTACCCGAAAACCTGCTCTACATCCCCGGCTTCATCGGTGAGGTGATCGACTTCTGTATGGCCAATGCGCCGTACCCGTCTTTGGGCATGGCGTTCTGTGGCGCACTGGCCATGCAATCCTATTTGTGTGGCCGCAAGGTACGCGAAGCCGGTGATCTGCGCACCAACATTTACCTGCTCGCTCTGGGTTCGTCTTCTGCCGGCAAGAACTACCCACGTCAGATCAATGCCCATTTGGCCATCGTCGCCAACATGACCGAGTCGCTCTGCCGCAAGTTTGCGTCGGGTGAAGGCATTGAGGATCAACTGGCCGTCCAGCCCTGCACCATGTACCAGACCGACGAGATCGACGGCATCCTCCAGTCCGTCAACAAAGCCAAGGACGCGCGCAATGAATCCATCATGACCGTCCTGCTCGAGTTGTTCTCCTCGGCCAGCATGATGTATTCCATGCGATCCAAAGCCGGCAAGCCACGTATTCCCGGCGTGATCCATCAGCCCCATCTCACCGTCTTCGGCACGGCAACTCCAACACACTATTACGAGGCCATGTCCGAGCGCATGCTCACCAATGGCTTTTTTGCCCGCATGATTATTGTCGATACGGGTAAACGTTCACCGGGCCAGGAAGCCGGGCTTGTCGACACCATGCCCGATCGCCTGGTGGATACCGCGCGGTGGTGGGGCAACTACCAGCCGGGTGAACATCGAGGCAACCTCATCGGTTTTTATCCTGTCCCCGTCATCGTGCCCTACAGCGACCAGGCCAAAACAATCATCAATGACTTTCGACAAAGTGCCGACAACGAATATGCCAAGGCTGAAAATCGCAAGGATGAAGTGGCCATGACTGTGTGGGGCCGTGCCAACGAAAATGCCCGCAAGCTCGCACTGCTCTATGCGTGCAGTGAAAACCACACCAAACCCCAGATCAGTATTGAAGCGGTGTGCTGGGCCAGCACATTCGTCGAGCATCAAATTCAGCGCATGTTGTACATGGCCAATCAGTACGTCAGTACCAATGAGTTCGATGCCGAGTGCAAGAAGGCGTTGCGTTACCTCATCCGTAGTAAACACTCGGGCAAAGAAGATTGGTATCCCATGCCCGACTGGCGTCTGCGTCGGCACATGGCCACCAGTCCCAGTACCTATGACAACATGATCGAAGCGTTGACCAAGCAAAAGCGCATCCAGCTTCAAACCCTTGAGGGCAGTACCAAACCGCGGAAAGGTTGGATACTTCTGTAATTCATCAGGGAGAAAACCTCGGAGGTTTTCTCTGAAGAAACACGCAAATACCCGCCAATCGCCCCAATTGGGGGAGAAAACCGAAGAAAACCGCAGAAAACCGCGCAACAAAAAACGGTTTTCTCAAAATCACAAAAACCAATAAGAAAAGAACTTATGGAACATATATATAGAAAAACACTCTCTCTCTTACTATACCCCCCGCGCCGCGTGTGCGCGCGTACGCGTGCGAAGCGCAGTTTTCTCGGTTTTCTTTTAGGGCCTGATCATATCTTCCCATGCGGCCTGCAATGAATATCAAACAACCTATGTAAAGGAACTGTTGAATGTCTGAACCATATTGTTGTGATTGTAAATATTTTGAATCGGATGATATGAAACGCCGCCGTCCTTCGTTTTTTGGTAGCTGT